CTCGTTGGCATCATCGTCTCTCTATGAAAATCTGCCGGCTGCTCGTTATACGAATGCCGACGGACTTACCAATTCTGTGAAATTAGGTATGTTACCTGATAACAGAATTATAGATATGATGCGATTTGGTACTGCTTTAGATGAAATGGATATTGGCTATATTGGTTCAGTTTTCCAATTCGTCGAGCGGTACTCGATCGATATTGATGATGATGCTGGAACTCTTGTGTGTGCTTTACCAGTCACACCCGCTATGTGTTCCGCCACAACGAATCTTACTACATCCTATCAAATTACTAACTTGGGATATGTAGCAGCTCAACATAAATTTTGGGCTGGTACTATGAATTATGCCTTTGAAATTACCAAGACAGATTTGCACTCCCTTCGTTTAAGATTTACTTATATCCCAGGTTCAAACATTATGGAAATTACAGATAGCCTTGTAAAGGACATTTCTCAATTTCCTTCTTCATTTTCACAAGTTGTTGAATTTAAGAAGGAAAATTCATCTTTTGCTATTTCTGTGCCATTCCAACAAAACAGAGCTGTTTTGCCTGTTAAAGTTGGTTGCATGGGAGCAAAAGATTTAGCTGATGATGTCACTTACAGAGCTAAATGTCATAATGGTTGGATCGTAGTTACTATAGAAAACCCACTAGTTAGGGCTTCCACAGTTTCTAAAACTGTTCAGTTTCATGTTAGTACCGGTTGTGGTGAAGATATGAAATTCTTTGACCCAGTATCTGGTTATATTACACCAAATACTATGCCAACAAGAGTACCATATCAAGATAAACGTGATAAAACGATTTATGCTCACACTTTCGATCAAGAAGAAACTGAAGAGATTATAGACCCTCGTAAAACTTCTTTTGGTTCTATTATTGGAGACGCCTCTCCAACTAAACGCGTCGACACCAATGTCGGACAGCGTGTTTTCGGAGAGGAGTACATCAATTTAAGACAACTAACCAGACGATTTACAGATTTGACCTATTACCGTACACGAGATACTGGTGATAGAATTCAACCTAGCATTTCGCCAAATGGTTGGTTTTTGGATATGGCCGATTTTAATGCCGTACCAACACCAAATTTAGTTTTGACAAATCCACAAGATTGGATTAGGTCCCCAGAACGCAACGGTATGGCTGCTACGTCACAAATGA